CGGAGTTCTTCCCGCTTGGCTTGGTATGACTCACCAAGCGCGGCTGCAATCTTGCTCATCTTTTCGTCCTCGTGCGGTATCTTGTGATTTGCTCACCCAATGTCTTGCCCAAGTTGTTGGCAACTTGAGTTGCGTTATTTTCTAACGCGGGTCGTAGGAACGGGTGAGCCGGGTTCCTAGCCGATCCAAATTCTTGCGCCACCGCCCGAGCGTCGTAGGGAAATCCCTGAGAGATGGCGAACTTCTTGAACTTCTTTTGGTACGCCGACGGGTTGCTTTCCAAAAGCGATTTGTTTTGTTCCCTGAACTGCGCCCGCAGCTTCTTGGGGAATGCCTTGGTCGTGACCGCCGCAATCACCGCATCGTTAGGATCGACGTACTTTGATCGTTGATCTTTGCGGTTTGGCCTACGCGCCTCAACCTGAAGATGCTTGGCAAGCGCACCCGTATCGACCGGAGCCGTAGCTTTGGCGTCTGCCAAGACCGGCTGCATCGCTTTACGCATGGCCGGTATCAGCACCCGGCTTCGTGCTTTCTTGTCGCCAATCTCCTCGGCAAGCTCATTGAAAGCGCCGATTACATCAGACAGACCTTCAACTTTGAATGTGAAGCCTGCCATGATGACCTACTGTGGCTTGATGATCTTGTGGAAGATTTGCGTGTTGATTGCGATAGCGTACTCGACGACTTCTTCGGGAGTCATCTTGTCGGCATGACGCGCAGCAATCTCGTGCGCTAACGAAATCGCCGTCATCCTTTGTTGTGTGAACCCAAACCAGTCCTTTCGAGATTCGGCTTGCGTCACAAGAAAGGAAAGAAGGTCATTCGTGTTTTGTATTGTCGTAGTCATGTTTACTCTTGTGGCTCAGGCTTACTATCCACCACGGGATGATATTCAGCCAACAAAGATAAAACCACATGATCGACTGTTCCGGGCTTGGCTTTGGCTAGGGCCGCCGCGACTTCCTTGGGAGAAACCGCAGCAGACCGAGCCAAAGCCCGAATGTCGCCGTAGCTTGAGCCGATTTCCTCAACGACATCAGAGAGCATTAGCTGTTACTCCATCCGTACTGATTGCCACGCGGGTGAATCGTAAAGACGCACTTGGCTTCCGCACCCGGCTGCGCGTCGATTTGGAATTGCGACACGCGGCCATTGAAGGCGTAAGCGACCGTGTTGGTACCGTCATACGCAGCCACCACGAACGTGCGATCCACGGTGCCGCTATAGGCGTCCGAACGAATCTGAAGCAGGCCGGTGTCTGAAGGATTCCAAGCTGCCGTGATGGTCATCGAGGTGGGTGCGGATTGCGTCGGGATTTTGTCCGACTGACGAGAACCGGCAATTGAGAAGTTTGCCATCGCATCGTCTTGACCGAATGCGGGGACAGCTTCAACGTTCAGTTCAGCGCCCGCAGCCCCCGTGCCGCCCGCAGAAGTGCCGACGATGGTGGCGACCTGCGCCGACCAAACAGACAGGTTGGCCGTGGACAAAGGCGTGGGAGTGGCACCCGTTTGATACCACAACGATGCACTAAAGCCGGGAAGAACTTTGTTGGGCAGTGCCATGATTTACCTCAAGCGTTGTTAGACCAACCGTACTGGTTGCCACGGGGGTGGATGGTGAAGATGCACTTAGCTTCAGCGCCGGGTTGTGCGTCAATTTGGAACTGACTCACGCGACCGTTGAAGGCGTAATAGACGATGTTGGTGCCGTCAGTTGCCGAAACCACAAAGGTACGGTCAACAGTGCCGTTGTAGGCATCACCACGCATCAGCAGCAGACCGGCATCCGAGGGGTTCCAAGCTGCGGTGACCGTCAGGGAGGTCGGCGCAGATTGGGTCGGAATCTTGTCAGACTGACGCGATCCTGCAATCGAGAAGTTGGCCATTGCGTCGTCCTGACCGAAGGCCGGGACAGCCTCAACGTTCAGGATGTTTCCCGACACGGCAATGGGGGAGACGCTTGCCACAAGCGACAGTTGCGCCGTGGTCAGAGGGGTCGGGGATGCAGACGGTTGAGCGTAAAGCGATGCGCTAAAACCGGGAAGCACTTTGTTTGGAAGGGCCATGATTGATTCCTTTCTGTAAAGACGCGAATTGTCTTATGTTGGAATGTCGAGTTGACAATCTAGAAAAATCTGTGCGAGTTTTTCTTCGTTGTCATACGAGTTATAGAGCCACATCACATCAACCTTGGACACATAGATGCCGTTTGGTGAACCCCCAAACAAACCGCTGTAGCCATGCAAGGATTGTAGGATTTGATTGGAAATTGTGAAACCATCTTCAATCACTTGCGTGAAGATGCTGACCTGAAAGATTGGCCTATCAATGCCCTTGTTGTTTTGGTTCTGACCTGTGTAGACATCCTGATGGATGTTTCGCAGGAACCAAGTCACAAACTTGGGTTGAGTCGCAAAGTTCCGGTTAAACGCCGCATAGACTGGGACAGGCGTAACGACAGCTTGCAGCGCCGCTTGGATTGCCTTGCCGTAGACGACGGGATTGCTCTGTGCCATATCAGACCGCCGCCACAGGATCGTTGCGATAGCACATGAAGGTGATGCTCATGCGGTCGTTAGCCTCTCGGCAGTCGCTGATGCGCCACTCATGCCCGCGCCAAGTGATTGAATACAGGTCTTGCCGATCCACCATCAGCTTGGTGTTGGGCGTGTAGTTCAGCGTCAACTGCACGATGTCTTGGTACAAGCGATACTTTTCTGAGATGCGAAGACTGTTGGACACGTCTGAGACACGCGCACGGGTATCGAACCACTTGGTTTGAGTGGTCGATTGCTCGCCGAAATCCGACTTGCCGAAAGTCAGATTGTTGACCGCGATGTTCTCAAACCGTGCGATTGCCATTTACATCACCAAAGGCTTGTACGGCCGCAAGAGAGCAGTCACGCCGAAGGGGATGTCGCGAAGCATTCCCTCGGTGCTGTTGCTGCGGTTGTTGTAAAGATGAGTCAAAAGCAGCAGACCCGCCTGCTTGATCACGGGATACGCCGCCAATGGACTAGCTTCCACGGTGTATTCGCAGACCACCGGTGAAGTCATAAAGACATTCAAGCTGGACAGAGGAACGCCGTATAGACTGCTTGCGTTGTAGTAAACGCGATAGCTGATCGGCATGATCGGCAGACCGATCAAGTCCTCGATGGCCTGACGGGTCGCAACCTCTAGCCCTGACAAGTAGCTATCTTGCGATTCGTCATTGAACAGGTTTAGCTGTTGCGTGATTTCATCAAGCGTGAGCCAAGGCGTTGCATTGTCGCGGTTGATCTGCTCAAACTTCGCGTAGTTGAAAGGGTTGCGGGTCGGCGCAAGCGCCGGTCCTCCATACGTCAGATAGTTGTTGACTGACATGACAACCCCTTAGAGCTTGATCCGCACCCCTGCGAACGGGTCGCGCACGGAGCTAACCACGCGCTTTTCAGCATACATGGTCACGAAACCGGGGAGGGTCTGTTCCATCATTTGAATGCTGAATTCGGTGTGGTCGCAGATCGTCAGGAATCGCGGCCAGTTGGCAAGGTAGATCGGGTACGTTGCCGACAGGTAGGGATTGGGGATGACAGGCCAACCGAAGATGTGCGCCACCGCACCACCGTCATCGTCACCCGTTTCGAGGAAGATGGGGAGGTTGTTGGTGTCCTTGAGTTCACGCAGCAGTTCGATGGTCGCCGGGGCAATGTGCCAAGCCGTGCCGGGAAGCGACCAATACTGACCGGGCAGCTTGGAGGCCGCTGCGGTCAGGTCGTTGTAGGCAATCGCGGTCGTAGCCGTTTGCGTGGCAATCGTGTGGATGCCGTTGGTGATCGCCGTGCCCGAGGTGCCGTAGGCCGAGGTAGCGCCGTCGAGATACATATCCAACCCACGCAGACCATCGGTTGCGCCCGTGGTGGTCGTGGTCGAACCGGCTTGGTCGGAGTTGACCGCCATCGACGCGCCCTCAAGCTGCGCGAATTCAAGCATCAGGTCTTCGACGAGCGTGGCGTCGAGGTTGTTCACATCGGACAGGACAGCCGAGCGAATCGGCAGGCGCGCAGCAACGACGCGCACAGGCAATTGCCAAATGGTCGTGTTCGTGTCGGGAGAACCAAGGTTGTTCTGCACCGCGTAGCCCCAAGGGTTGCCCGCTTGGTTGGTGGCGTTACCCGTCTTGGCGACGAACTGCATATCGGAACCATCGCAGTCCCGAATGCGTGCGCCTTGACGGAAGGGGTTTGCGTAGCGCAGGGCAGCGAAGGCGTCGTCAAAAATGACGCGACCACCAATGCCCGAGCCGGAGCCGGTAAGCGCCGAGGCTTCGGCAACATCAACCGTGACGCGACGATCCTCAATGATCGCGGTCTTGATTGCATCCAAGAATGCTTCGGTGATGACCGAAGGCTGATTGGCCGATTGCTTCATTTTGGCGTGTTCCTTTTCTGCCCAAGTTTTGCCGGGGTCGCCGCCCCACAATGCCCACGCGATTCGCCCCGCTGAAGGGTATCCTTTTTCGCCGGGACTCCATCCCTCGCCCTTCTTATCTACTTCGTGTCTTGCGAAGTAAGAAACCATCCGAGCAACCGTGGAAGGCGATAGATCAGCACCGTTGGCAATGTCACGCGCACGCGCCACACCGACCGCTGTACCACCGCGCTTGAATTCCTCCCGCCAAGCTAGTCCCCGCTTGGCTTCGGCTTTCATTGCATCGTTTGGTTTTGGCATGAAGTCCCCGCGAAAAAGGAGGGACCGAAGCCCCCCCCCTTTATCAAGCACCCGTAGCGGTGGAGCGATAACGCACACCGGCGTTGGGGTCGCGTACCGAGGTTGCGAGTCGCTTTTCGCCGAAAAAAGTTATGAAACCGGGGGCCGTTTGGTCGTACCGGCGCATAACCATATTCAGACGGTCGATGATCGTGTGGAACCGGCTGAAGTCTGCGAAGTACAGGGGGTACTTGGCGACCGTGCCTGCGGAAGCACCGGCAGCGGTGGGGGTGTCAACATAGGTGTTGACCACCACATCGAAGCCGAGCAGCTTGCCCACGATACCGTCTTCGGCGGCGGGGTGCATACGCTCGAAAATCGGCGTGCCTTGGTTGTCCTTCAGGCCGCGAATTGCCGAGAGCATGACCGGGTTGATCATCCACTTGGCGTTCGGCGTCCAGTAGGCTTGCGGCAGCGCATAAACCACATTCACGAGGTCTTGGAAAGTCACGTTGTTCGTGCTTGCAAAACCGTTCGTGGTCAATTGGTCATACGTTGCCAAGGAGTGCAGGCCGGAGGTCGAGGAAGTACCCGAGGTTCCGAATGCAGCCGTGGAGGTGGTGCCGCCCGTGTAGGTGGCATTTGCACCGCCGTACTGATCCAAACCACGCAGACCATCAGCGCCGCCAGTGGTCACCGAAGTGCCCGTGCCGGTCTGATCGTCGTTGATGATCATGGACAGGGCTTCGGCTTGCGCGAATTCGGCAAGCATATCGTCCACCACGTTCGCTTCCAAACCGTCGATGTCGTCAAGTGCGGCAGTACGGATCGGGAATTGGACGTTGATGTCCTTCAACACCAGTTGCCAAATCGAGGTGTTTTCAGTCGTTGCTGCGCCGTTGTTCTGAATGGCATAGCCCCACTGAGCACCTGCGTTGCCCGTCTTCACCCGGAACTGATAGGACGAACCATCAGTAGCCACGGTACGCGACAGGCCGCGCATCGGGTTGTACATACGCAGAGACACAAACACGGGATCGTATGCGGTACGACCACCCTTGCCGTCGCCGCCTGCGGTCAGTTGCGAGGCTTCGTTCATGTACGCGTAATACTGAGACTCGTCAGCGAACATCTTGAGTTCCTTCTCGAAACTCTTGCCGCCGTTGGCGTACTCTTTCAGTTGCTCACGCACGCTGCGATTCACATCCTGACGCACAGACTTGGCGATAGGACGAATCAGAGCGGGGGCGTTCAGGCTTGCGACCTTGGCTTCCAAGGTGGCGACCTTCTCGGTCAGTTCAGCCTTGGCAGCTTCGACCGACTCGTTAGCCTTGGCTGCGATTTCTTCAGCTTTGGCAAGGGTAGACGCTTCGATTGCGTCCAGTTTTTCGATGATTTCCTTAGACATGATTAGCCTTTCAGACGATTGGAAAGATGCTTGAGAATTTCCCGCTGCTCTAGGGCAGCAAGCAATTCGGCTTCGGTCGCTTCCGCATCAGGCTCACCCTGAGTCGGCGCAGTTTCAAGAACGGTCGTCACAACCTCACGCTGCTCCAACACTTTCTTGAAGGTAGATGCGGCAGCGACCGCATCTTTCTTGGACAGCCCTGCTTCACGCAGAGCTTTCTCCAAAATCTTGAGATCAGCAGTGCCATCAGGTCGGAAGAATTCCAACTTGTGAACTTCTGCCATCGGGTTGTTGGGATGCATTACGACGGAGACTTCTCGGAGTCCGCCTTGCGAAATTTGGAAATAACCTTCCTCCATGTCGCTACCGCTTTGGAGGGGATTGCCTTCAGCATCGACCATACAGTATTCATCTGCGTATGCTCCTACAGAGACACCGCCGAACATAGCCGGGGATTCGGTCATCACTTGATACAGATCAGACCCTTGAGTGGTGTTCAGGTACAGACGGCCCTCGGCCATCATGCCCTTGTCAGTGAATTCGAATGCAGTCCACTCACCCACCGGCATTGCATCGGCGTTGTGATTGACAAACATGGGCAGCGGTCGCTTGGTGTCAGCGAATTCCTTTGCCCACTGCATAAAGCCTTCCGGCTTGTAAAAGAAGCGCCGACCATCAGCGCCCTCACGCGGCCCCCAAGTGGTGACGGTGGCTTCAATCTTTCCGCTTGGCTCTTGGTTTCCTGCCGCCTCGGGTAGAACCAGTTTTGCTTCGCAGATCAGTTGGATTTGTTTCATTGATGACCCCTTCAAAGACCGTCGTGTTTATGTCTTGTATTTTCGGGGACATCAGGCGCGGAACCTGAATTGGCAATTCCGCAGGCCGACGCACTTGGTTTGCAAGTGCCGCTAACAATTTTGCGTGAACTGCCATATTCGGTCAAGTTGTGCCGATGTTCATGCGTCGGGTCTGATTCCCGCCGCCGCCGCCCGTGTCTTGTGGTGAACTTCCCGGAATGGGCTTTTGATCGCTGTTCTTGCCGACCAACTCACTAGCCCCGTCCATCGTGTGCCGTCCGAGGTATTCCCGCGCCTCGTTGGGCGTAAGTATGCCTGCATTTACGCCCGCCACCACATAATTCATTTGGTCTAGCGGTGCGCCCATAAGGAATTGCTGCGTGTCAAATTCTATCATCGCCGGGGGCACGCCGAACAGGCCACAAATCCGCTTCATGGTTTGGAGCTTTAGCGCCGCAGCGTCAGCGTCTTGCAGGGAAAGCATCTTCAGGGGTTCGTACTTCATCCCCTGATCCAACAGCATCCCCTGACCGGGCTTGGACGGGTCGGTTGTCCGGCTTCCCGTCATGCTTGACCACGCTTCCTTGAGCCGCGCTGCAATCTCTTTGTACTTAGCGTCAGGAATGACCGATTCGGTCACGAACATCCCCGAGGGCTTCGCGCCGTTCTGCATCACATAGTTTGCGTACAGGTCGATGTCCTGATCTAGACCGACCAACTCCACCGCAAGGATGCCCTTGTTGAAGCCCGCCGAACCCTGCCAAGGCATATCCTTGATATGCATGACTTGGTAATACTCTAGCGGCTCGTCCTTGGAAAACCCGTAGGAAGGCGTGGACAGGCGATACGACGGATAGCGGGTCGGGGTGAGGGTGACCGCAATCAACGTCGAATCGAGAATGAACATCTCGGTGGGCGTCTGCGTAGGATTCTTCTGATCCTTGCGCCACCAAAGCGTGAAGGCTTCACCCAAGAGGTCATGCCACATCAACCACTGATACCAAAACTCGTATTGGCTTTGGAATTGGTTGGGGTTCTGTAGCAGGGTCAGGACTTGTTGAGCTTTGGTCTTGTTCCGGGTGGATACACGGGAATCCTTGACCGCATCGACCACCGTGCCGTCGTCCAACTCGCACATGATCTTGATGGGCAACTGACTCAAGGCGCGAGCTTTTGCGCCAAGTGCTGCCATCACCGTGCTATTTCGGGACAGCGTGGATACATCCACCACCCGCCCTGCGTCTGTAACGGCACTCGTGGTGACGTACAGAATCTGCGTATTGACCGTCGGCCTGCGGTTGTCGCCCTGATAGACAACGTTGTTACCTAGCGCGGTCTGCCCAAAAAGCGTATTTGCTTCGTTGTTTTGGACTTGTTTCCGCTTGAAAATGTCTAGGATTCCCATGTTTGGCCTCCGTTTCCCGCGACTTTACCACTCAAGCGTGCGGAAACCAAACGATTCCGAGGTGTAAACATTGTCCAAGTGGCAATGCACGGACATGATCATGGCAATAATTCCGTCGATCTTTGCCGAAGGATCGGCAGCATTCTTCCTGACCTTGACGTTGGCATTGATGTCCACGAAGCATTCGCAGTTCCCTAGCTGCCAACCGACAAAGGGATTACCCGAATGCTTGATTGCCTTCTTCAGAATCAGTTGCTCAGTCGTCTTTGACGGGTTGGACAGGACGGCCATACCTTGCCCCACCTTTTTGACCGGCAAGCCTTTGCCGTACAGATTGGCTACGAGGGCGGCGGCGTTGTAGGGGTCGAAGGCGATTGTAGTGATTAGGCACAAAGTCGAGCGAGTCTTCGGGCAGGAAAAACTGAAACTCTGCGTAGAAGTCTTCCTCGCCGTACCTGTGGAGCGTGCAAACCGCATTCAGGTCGCGGGAGTGCGCCAAGTCGAATGCAATGAAGGTCGATTCCGGCTTGGCTTCGGGCATCGGGGCAATCGACTCATCCCAATGTTTGCGATCCACCCAGGCGGCATTGGCCGAGACATAGACGTTAAGTTGCTTGCAAAGGAATTCGTTAAGGCTTGCCGGTTTGGCCGATGCCTCGTCTGCCATGTGCTGAATATGCTCAGTCGTGACGGAGATGCCCAACATGGGGTTAGCCTTGCCCCAGGTGGATTCGTCGCGCCAGTTGTCGCCCTGGTCGATTGAGTAGCACAACCCAAACCACTTGCCCGAGTCGGCGGCATCGCCCCTGAGTAGGCTGCGGAAGTAGGTCAGGTCTTCAAAGAACTTAGTCTCGCGGGTGAACGACGCTGTGGTCATGTAGAGCCGCAGCGGGTTCTTTCGCGCCCCCATGCCTGAGTGCAGGACTTCAATGGAGGATCGTTCTGTGATCTGTGCAGCCTCGTCTATGAGGGCGCATGAGGGGTTCTTGCCGTCGCCGGTCTTTCGGTTCTCCCGGCTCAACGCCCGGTAGGTAGAAGTCGTATCGCCCTGCTTTTTGATCTCTGATCGGTAGGTCAGGAACTTGGCGGCAAGCCTTTCGTCCATTGACTCCACAATTGCCTTGGAGGAATCAAAGCAAATGGATGCTTGTTCTCGGTTGGTGGCAAGG